GTGGATCGGGAATGGTTCATGGTCTTTGACAAACTGTATCAAACATCGAATCAATATAATGCTCAGGGACTTTACTGGAATTACTGGCTTCACCATCACCAGCTATTAAGTACAAGCCAATTCCATAATGCGGTTCAATTTTCGATCCCCGCTGCTTAAATGAAAACGGAATGGATTATCTTTATTTTGAGTACGGTTACCCATTTTCTTATGAGTGCGGGAATTGTATTGACTTTCTATATTTTATCGCAACAGCACCAGCAAAAAATGAAAAGTCATTTAGAGAACCATCACCAAACCATGGACTATGAATTACAGAGAATCAAGCACAAATTGGAGCGGGTACACAATGATTCAACCAGAGACAGAAGTTAGACTGTGCAAAAATATTCCCTTTGCGAATGATTATGAACATGTGATCCGCTTTTCGACAGAGGCAGACCAAACCGCCTATTTTCAAAGTAAAGCGGAATATGTTTTTAATGAATTTAGTTACCAGAGAGAAGAACAAGCGATCAAAGTGCCATATGGGTATGATTATTTGTATGAGTGCAATTATGCCATGTACCGCAATCCGCAATATGCAAATAAGTGGTTTTATGCTTTTATTACCCGTAAAGAGTATGTAAACCCTAATTTAACAAGGGTCTATATTGAAACGGATGTGTACCAAACATGGCAATTTCGGACAAAGTGGAAACCCTGCTATGTGATACGGGAGCATACCGACCGATATAATGCCGACAGCACCCCAGTGGTGAATACCATTGATGAGGGTTTGGACTATGGGACAGATTATGACATTGTACAAGTGCAACAATTTATCCCGCATAATGATGTATTCTTTCTGGTCATGGTTTGTCAAAAAAGAATGGATGTCAACTCAAAGGAAATCACCCCCGTTTTAAATGGGTCACCGCAACCATTGACCTATTATGTACAACCTTTTAAGATGGACGGGTCTGTCCCAGCTATTACCATTGACGGGACACCTCAGACCATTAGCAAGGTGCAGGACGTTTTAAAAGCTCTTTATACAAGTACCCAAACCTTGAATAATGTAAGTGCTTTGTATATCACTGAATCCATCGGTCAAAGGGACTTGAATTTTCCGATGTCCAGTTTTGAACCTGTGAACATTCAGGACGACAAAGGGACAAATTTTGTCACGCTCTATGTAAAAAATATTCCTGAATATGAAACAAAGACATCCGATGTCGGTCTAAAATATTCGGGGTTTTATGAAACGGATGAACCCAAATTATTAATGTATCCTTATGCTTTGACGGTCTTGACGGACTTAAAAGGAAATGTACAAGAAATAAAAAACGAATACATTAACGGAAATAAAATTTTTATTACGACAAAGGGGTCTATTGGCGTATCGAATAAAGTTTGTTATCAAATTGATAACTATAACCAACTGGACACCCTTGACAATGCTTTTGAAACCGCACAAATGAACGGAATTATTAATAATAACCCGAATGACGTGCCGATTATTACGGACTTACTGAGTGCCTATTTACAAGGAAACCGCAACCAGATAGAGAACCAAAAAAACAGTATTGTTTTTAATGGAATGATGAATGCTTTCTCTGGGGTCGGTCGGGTCGTCGCTCAAGGTGCCAGCGGGAATATTGGCGGGGCAATCAGCACGGGAATGGATGTTGTACAAGGGACAGGAAACACTCTTTTTCAATTACAAGCGAATCAAGCCAAACAACAGGACATTTCAAACATTCCCCCTCAGCTTTCTAAAATGGGCGGGAATACGGCTTATGATTTTGGCAATGGCATCAAAGGTCTATACATTATTAAAAAGCAGATTAAACCGCAATATCGAGAACAACTTGAAACGTATTTTAAAATGTATGGATATAAGGTCAACACTTTAAAAGTCCCTAATTTTAAACAGCGTAAAGAATATAATTTCATCCAAATGGCATCGGTCAATGTTTGGGGCGAAATTCCGCATAATGATTTAAACCAAATTAAAGCGATATTTAAAAAAGGGGTAACCATCTGGCATACAGATGATGTAGGCAATTATGATCTGCCTAATAATGAAGTATGACATGGATCACAGGGTATCAAAGGTGGTTATCTGAAACCGAGTCTTTAAATAATGCGGAAATGGTTTTTGCTCATTTTTCGGGGTCTGATTGGACGAAAGAAAGTTTAGCAGCGATGTGCGGAAATATGAGACATGAATCAAGTCTCAATCCCGACATGTATGAGTATGGGTATGATTGGTCAGCGGACAGGGGATATGGTCTTGTCCAGTGGACACCCCGCTCGAAGTACTGGGACTGGGCAACCGCACAAGGGTTAGACCCCAGACACGGGGACAGCCAGCTTAAACGAATTGATTATGAAATCGAAAATAACATTCAGTGGATAGCTAAAAGCACATTTGATTATTTGACTTTTTCCGAATTTCGGACAAATGCACGGGGATGGTCAATTGATGACTTAACCAGTGCATTCACATGGGGATATGAACGACCTTCTCAATCAGCAGGAGAGGCATCCATGCACGTCCGTCGAGCCTTTGCCCATCGTTGTTTTAATGAATTAGATTTTACTGGCGGGTCAATCTGGTTTATGTTCCCGACCGTGGAGCGGGTAACCAGTGGTTTTATGACACCAGAGAGACCCGACCATTACGGGGTGGATTTTGCGGAATCTGGTACCCATGAGATACATGCCAGTGCGGGCGGTATCGTCACACGCTCGGACGTATCCGCCACCTATGGGGAGGTTGTTTACATCCTTCACAATTTTGGCGGGCAGGAATATGAGACCGTTTATGCACATATGCAGACCGGCAGTCGTACTGTCCAATTAGGGGACACCGTGACGCAAGGTCAAGTGCTGGGGATTATGGGGAATACGGGAGACAGTGAAGGTCAACATCTACATTTCGAATTACATAGGGGTCGGTGGAATCTGGCTAAAACGAATGCGATTGACCCCATGACCATGCTAGGAAAGTTTTTCGGAGGGCACGACCCAGAATCAGAAAAATCTAAAATCTCGATATTCCATCTCTGGTTGTCGAAAGCTTTACCGAATTGGAGCGGATAATATGAAACGATCTAAGAAATTAGAGAGTGCCTATCTAAATAATGAAACGTATCTCATGTATTACAACCGCCTCAGAGATTATGCGTTGAATATGTTTGAATGGACAGGTCTACCAGAATCTATCAATGTTCGTTTTATGGAGAATACCATGATGGATGAGGGACGATGCGTTTTTTTCAATGACAAAGAGCTGGGGTATTTAGCATTACCCGTACAGTATGGGGGGATTGTGAATGTCTATAATGAACCGACCACATATAAGGCGGTTTCGATTCATTACAATAAAGACCTCACCCCTGACGATGCCATCATTATCTGGGGTCAATATTCCCGCCTCACCTTAAATAGTATGATTAAACAATTTGCCCGTCGCTTGTATCAAGTGGAGCGGATTATGGATGTGAACATACACGCTCAGAAGACCCCTGTCCTTTTATTAGCGGACGAAAGCCAGAGACTCAGTTTACAGCACATGTACATGTTGTATGACGGCAATGAACCGTTTATTTTTGGCAATAAGAGCGGTTTTGATAAAGATGCCATACAAGTACTCAAAACCGATGCACCGTTTGTCTCAGACAAATTACAAGCGTATAAACATAATCTCTGGAATGAAGCGATGACCTTTCTAGGCATCGGGAACGCTAAACAAGATAAAAAAGAACGTCTGGTGTCCGATGAGGTTTCCGCAAATGATGAGCAAATACAAGGGGCACGATATATCATGTTAAACGCTAGACAGGATGCATGTAAGGCAATTAATAAGATGTTTAATCTTAATGTATCGGTGGACTTTAAACTAAATGTCACAAATGAAGTGGTGGACGACGTTGGAACTATTCGACAGTCTGATAGCGAATCCTGAGAATATCACCTTTACCTTTTTATTTATTGGTCTATTCGTCTATGTCATGCGGACGAATGAACGACGGGAAAGTCATTATCGAGAGACGATTCAGGTCTTGACCAATTCTCTAAATGAGTGTGAATCGACGAAAATTAAATTGACTAATTTAGGTGATACCAAGTGAGTAAATTTACTACACAATTCAGATATCTTTTAAGCAGCGTTGATGTTTTTTCACGTTTTTCTTATCCGATTTATGATGAAGCATACCGCAAGGTCTTAAATGAGAAAATAAAAAAGAGGTATTATTTCCGTGAGATTGGTTTTGAGACAGGGGAATTATTTATCTGGCATCTGGATCGGCTCATGAACGAAATTATGCCGTATTACAATGAAATGTATAAAAGTCAATTGATTCTGATTGACCCAGAGTTTAACCCGCTTAATAACCTGAACACGACGGAAACTCATACAAGGACAGGAGATTCGAAATCGTTTTCGGAAGGGGTTACGAATGGGAAAGAAACCTTTTCGGATACCCCCTCAAGCAAGTTGGGAAATTTAGATTATGCAACAAACATTTCGGAAGGTGAGTCCGACAGCACCGCCAGCCTCAATGCCAGCACCACAGAAGACTATACGACTAAACTAGTCGGGTCGGGTGGGATGCGGTACCCAGCGGATATTATTAATGAATTTCAGAAGGTCATTCAAAACATTGACCAAATGATTTTAGATGAATTAAACACGCTATTTATGACCATTTACTAAGGGGTGATTCTTATTAATCCGATTGAGAAGTTATTGGAATACAAATTACAGCAAGTCATTCCCACCGTGTACGATGACAGTCTAAGCTATTACGAATTAGTCAGTAAAGTGATTTATAAATTAAATGAGGTCATTGATGCATCGAACCTCTATTTTGCTGAGGACATTGCCAAACATATTGAAACCATGTTGGCAGACTGGGAAAGCTCTGGACGATTAGCGGACATTATTACTGAGACTCTTATGA